CGTCAATGTAAGCTAATCTGCTTGCACTCCTTTTTATTATCTGTGCTAACTCTACTGTTCGTAAAACCGAACAGCTCTCTCTTCAGCCATTTTAGCATTCCCTTCGGTCATGTCCTGCCAGTATATCGTCTTGTTCGTAGACACTTGCAAGCCGTGAAATCCCGTAATGCGTTGATTATTAGCATCAGCTGGAACTCCATAACTAATCAGCAATACTCCCATGCTGATGTTCTTGACCAGTTTGTTCGAAATACTCTCTAAAGTTCCTGCCAGCTGATCCTTCACATAGTTCTTGCCAATTCGATTCCTCCACTCAATCTGAGTGACTCCTCCGGCTGGCAAAAAGTATCTTTCTTTCTTAAATATGTCCACGATTTTCATAAAATCGGGATTTTGGTAGGGCGTGTAACCATAATCCTCCACGGCACTGAACGTGCCAGGTGCGGTTGCTACTAAGTTATCGTCTCCAATTTGTGCGTCTGTTGCTGATATTAGGGATTGCCAATCTAGGTTGTGGTTTCGCTTGGCCTTCCAATAGTACACGTCCACGAATAACGCATTATTGCTAAAATTGCGGAGCATAAGCTCGTAAAGAAAGGACTGAAGATGAATACGCGGTTTATACGTCTGAGTGTTGTCACTGTTAACGTTATTTCCCGCTACTTCCAAAATCTTGTTTAGATCGTCGCCTTCTTGACCGGCTCCGGTTTGACTCTGACTATATGTCAATATCGGAAAGTTCTGAATTCGTTGGATTCCCACGCTACCAGCGGGGACCCCTCCTCTGTCAGCATTTAGCTGAGCGTCTGATACAGACGCTTGAGCTTGATTTGTTCTGTTGAGAACACGCATTGGCTTATCCGCTGCCACTGCCTTTCGCACTTTGCGAATCCATTTCCTCTTGCGCTTGGCGCGTTTCGACAACCCTTTCCGTTTCAAGTTCACATTTGTTCGGTCTCCTTGTGCGGTTGTTGCTTCCACAACACCTCGCTGTGGTTGGGGTGCGTTGTTGTTCCCTCGTACACCTCGGTAAAGACGTCGTGCTATACGTGCTGCTTGGTACGCACGTACTGCATAGTTAGCATACGGCAGATACCGTACAGCCCCAGGCATGGTTCGTTGGGCCATGGTGAACGCGGCACGACGACGTAACGACATTAGAAAATTTTTTGTTACGTTATAACTCTCCCCTCGAGTTTGCTAAATATTATCCATATTTTTGGGGGCCGGGGCCGCCAGGCTAGTAACACTATATAGCCTGGCTCCTTCGACTTCAATGCCCACCGTTAAATCTCGTTATTGGCTCGCAACCATCTCCGCTCGCAACAATGTCTACATTCCCGCGCTCAACGACTTCACGGCTATCCGAGGACAGCTCGAGCTCGGACAGAACGGTCTTCTTCATTGGCAGGTGGCTATCTATACCTCCGAACGCCCAACTGTCGCGCAACTCAAGGCTCGACTTCCCGCTGGAGTACATGTCGAGGCCGCTAGAAACGGACGAGCGGTTTTCGACTACGTCCACAAGGACGACACTTGTGTCGACGCCGAGTACCGATTCGACTACGGAACTCTGCCTATTCAACGCGATTCTCCTCCTGATTGGAACTTGGTGCGCGATAATGCTCGTGCTGGTCGTCTGGACGATATCCCAGCAGACATCCTGGTTAGATATTACGGCAACATCCAACGCATTCACGTAGACTCCTTACAACTCCCCCGTAGAGACGACATCGAATGCTTCCTATATTGGGGCGAGCCCGGTACTGGAAAGACTCGCAGAGCGTTCGAGGAGGCGGGCGACACAGTCTATGTCAAGACTGCCACCACGAAGTGGTGGGACGGTTATCGAGGGGAGACAAGTGTTATCATCGACGACTTCTCGGGCCTTATTCGGGCGGACTACCTCAAGACTTGGCTCGACCGATACCCGTGCTCAGTCGAGGTTAAGGGTGGTGCTCGACCTCTCAATGCACGAAAGATTTGGGTTACAAGTAACCATCCTATCGAGAAATGGTACGAGAACGAGGTGGACGCGAAGGCGGTCAGACGAAGGTTCTCTTCTATAGTTCATTTCCCTGTCTCTCTCTTCAATGAAGTAAGTTTGTGCTAGAAGTCTGGCCGCTCAGTCGCGGCCTTTTGGCGGGAGCGACGCCCCCCTCCGGGGACGTCAATGTAAGCTAATCTGCTTGCACTCCTTTTTATTATCTGTGCTAACTCTACTGTTCGTAAAACCGAACAGCTCTCTCTTCAGCCATTTTAGCATTCCCTTCGGTCATGTCCTGCCAG